CCCAAGAACCGGGTCTCAGTCCACTGCGCTGTTAAGCTAGAGGTAAGATGTCGAGGCCAATCATTCGACACACCTAGCAGGACCTTTGACAGCCCCCCAGGTATGACGAACTTAGGTGGTCTATAGGACAAAAGCTCCTCCACCGGCCGGGTAAACGGGCATGCTTTCGATTGCTCGAAGCACTTATGCCAACCCTTAACCGATGAAAGTTCATCTGCCAACTGTACTTTAAAATCCTCGCCCTCGGCAGTTCTGAGAGACTGCCACATCCATGGTTCGAAACCAGACGTCCCACGTTGATCGCGCCAATCAAAAGAGACCTCCTCGACCTCCTTGGTCGGAATCTCCCACTTCGCTGCTTTTGCCATGCCTCGCTTGACCCATCGCGGGATCGGGGCGCCAGCGCCGCGTCGGAGGGGGGCCTCCCCGTCGTCAATCTTCGCTCGCAACCAGGTTGCGAGCTGAAGTTGACGCCAGGAGGTCCTCTTCTGCAGCTCCTCGACGCTCCGTGTCCACGGCAGGCCAAGTCCACCCAAGCTCTCGGGTAGGAACCAGGAAATACCATCTGGTGCCTGGCTAAGCAGTTCCTTCTGTCGTCTGATGAAAATTGTCATCATCCGGTCATGTTGCTCGACCGGGTGATCCCTCAGGAATTGACGCGCTGACGAGCCAAGGTCCGACCAATGACGCGCCTCACTGCCCTTCGCCTTCTGTTTAGAACAGAGCGAAAAGTTCCAGTAAGGAGCCTTCACAAATCGAGCCTTGCCCTCATCGTCCTGTTCGAGAATGTAGTTCTCTGAGTTGATCTGAAGGAAGCGTGACGACCAATAACATTTACCCACGGACGGCTCCATGCCGGCCATTGAAGCAATCTGTTCCCAGGCTTGCTTCTGTTCTAGGGTATAGGTCATCACGCAATCATCACCATTGACGAGAAGTGGTAGGTCTTTAAGAAGAGCGCCGTCCTCCGACTCTGCCATGTCTGCCCAACTCTCAACCTCGAAAGCGAGCTTACAGATTGCCGCATTTACTATACACAGAATAGGGAAGCTCAATGGAGAACCCATGAGCTGGCCGTTCCATTGCTGGACGACCTCCCCTTTCATGTCACCTAGCTGGTAATGGATCTCGTGCCCGACGAGGGCCTTAGAGCCTACACGACGCATCCAGGTGGGAACCTCAGAGACGCGACAGATCTCATCGAAAGCAATCCTAGATAGGTACTGCTTAAGATTATCCGTCGCGGCACTGTAGTCCCCACTCAGGAACGCCGTATCGCCGGGACGTCGGTTACCCAGCAGGACCTTTGAAATGGTCTCTGCATCTGCGGGCTTACCGATCAGCTGGAAAGTGGGGTGCCTTGAAAGCACTCTCCACATGAATTTCTGTAGCGGCATCAATGAATAATACTCGAGGGAGGGACCTGCCGTGACCGCACGCACCTTTAAGGGCTCTAGGATAAAGCTTGGTTTGCAAGCATAATTCCTCTTCTGAGCCCAGAAGGCCGATGCCAACGTCTCGACGGTATTGCCGCGGCGCTCCACCACCCCACAATGTGGGTGGTAGAGCATCGCGACAAGTTCCGTGTCAATGACTTGCGGCAGGTACTTCTGGATCACTTTCGCCGCGCCCGAGACCTTGCGCGACGAATCGAAGTGACCAGAGATACTAGGGAAGACTAGACAGTCTTTAAACTTATAGTCGGGGAACGTCTGATATATTACATCGTAGACGGACTGAATCATCCGAGCCACGTTAATTCGGGGGATGTCTTGCTCTGGTTCGACTTCATCAAACCAGAGGGTGGGCTGGATACCCTGTTCTCTATCCGCCAAACCCTTTGAGTGCTTCTTCTGGGCTGCCTCCACCGCCTCTTCTGACGGTTGGGGGCTACCCTTCTTCATATTAGCGATCGTACTCGCGGCCATAAGGGCCTCCAGGCGCTGCCTTCGGCTTGCTTTCGAGCGAGCCTTAGCGGAGCCCGGAGCGTCTTGGTCCGAGTTCTTTCGCATCCGAGCTAGGAGCGACCGGTAGAACCGGGCGACCCGGGAAGCACCGAACGAGAGTCGAAAGATCTTCTCGACGGTGCGACCTTGTAGTTCGCCTGGGAACTTCGGGAGCTCCTGATGCTCTATGAAGGAGAAGCTAGAAGCGTAGAACCACTTCATAAACGCTTCGATGGTGCAGCCTGAGGCCAGGCTGCGCCAGATTTCCGCCGTACGAACCTTGGTTTCGACGGTCACTGGCCTCATCTCAAATGCGTCCTCTAGGTTTGTTATGAACCATTCGGCGTGTGCGAGATAGGGATCCTTGGGAGTTTGACCTTTACTCTCTTGATCTCTAGCTTTTCGTGTATGTTGCTTTGATTTACACGGGAGGCTACCTTCCAGCGCAGGTGCGCAAGTTTTGGCTTCGGTCATCTTGCGAACTTACGGCTGTTTCCTATTTTAATACCGGG